CAGAAGGAACTTATGGAGCAATTTGTAATTATTGCAGATGTGTTATAAAAGCTAAGACATTATTTAAACAACAAAAATGTCCTTTAGGAAAATGGTAAATGAATCAAGCTAATCCTTTTGTAAACTTTATAGAAAAGTATCAATATGAACCAACTTTATTTTGTGAAAATGTTTTAAATGTTAAACCAGATGAATGGCAATCCGAACTAATGAAAGCTGTTGTTGAAGGAGAAAGAAAAATATCTGTTCGATCTGCTCATGGTGTTGGTAAATCTTCAGTTGCTAGTTGGATATTAATTCATACATTACTTACACATTTAGACTGTAAACTTATAGTAACTGCGCCAACAAGCGGTCAATTATTTGATGCTTTATTCGCCGAATTAAAGAAATGGATTGGCGAAATGCCACAAGCATTACAAGATTTAGTTGATATAAAAAGTGATAGAATATCTTTGCGATCTCGAAGTGCTGAAGCATTTATATCAGCAAGAACTTCTCGTAAAGAACAACCTGAAGCTTTAGCCGGTGTTCATAGTCAAGGTAAAGTTATCTTATTATGTGATGAAGCATCAGGGATTCCTGAACAAGTATATGAATCTGCTTCAGGGTCCATGTCCGGCAAAAATACTCACACAATCTTACTTGGAAACCCAACAAGAAACTCTGGTTTATTTTATGACACTCATCATAAATTAAAAGGAGCTTGGAGAACATTTCATATATCAGCTTATGATAGCGATAGAGTTTCAGATGAGTTTGTTGAAGAAATGGCTATGCGATATGGAGAAGATAGTTCTGCTTTTAAAGTAAGATGTTTAGGTGAGTTTGCTGAAGAAACAGATGATACTATTATACCTTTAGAGTTAATTGACTCTGCTATTAGTAGAGAAATTCCAGTAGATCATTCTGTATCAGATACTATTTGGTCTCTTGATGTAGCAAGACATGGTGCCGACAGTTCTGTATTGGTAAAAAAAACAGGTAATAGTATTACTGAAATAAAATCATGGAAAAGATTAGACTTAATGGAGCTGAGTGGTCGTGTTCATGCAGAATTTGATACTACTGAGCTTGAACATAGACCTCATGAACTTTATATAGATGTAATCGGAATGGGGTACGGAGTTTTAGATGCCATTAATTCCATTGGTAGAATCAATGCTATTGGGATTAATGTTGCAGAAAGTCCTAGCCAAAAAGAAACTTATATGAATTTAAGAAGCGAATTATGGTTTAAATTTAGATCATTTTTAGAAAATAAAATGTGTAAATTGCCAAATAATGAGTACATGATAGCTGATTTAATTGGTGTTAAATATAAATTTACGGCTGCCGGAAAAATTCAAGTTGAATCTAAAGAGATGATTAAGAAAAGATTAGGCAGATCACCTGATTTTGCCGATGCTTTAGTCTTACTAATGGCAGGAGAAGCCATTGCATCAAGATCAGGTAACTATGCAAGAGACTGGAAACAGCCTTTAGTAAGAGATATTAAGGGTGTTGTTTAACTATAATTTGATTTAATATATACATCTATATATAGAGAAAAAAGAATTTGATTCTTCCTAGTCGGACCGCAATCTATATCCTTCTTCCAATCATAGTTCGGCTAGGTTTTCTCATAAAAAAAAGGGCGATCATTACAATCACCCTTTAACATTATGAATAAGATAATATTAGTATTTTTTAGTTCTTTTTGTCAACATAAGTTTCAACTAAAGTTGACAAAATATTCTTCAATAAATTTACAAAAATAATCAATGTTTGACTAGCTGGAATATTCTTAATCATGTTAATTAAAAAATTTTCCACAACATAAGCCATAAAGAAAAGTTCTTGTTCATTGCCTTGCTCTCTATACTTAGATGCAAGTTGTAATATATCTTTTTTAATCTGATCTTGTAGCTGTTTCTGTTTCATTACATAACCTCCTGATTAATAGCTAAACTTTCTTCATATTTTCTTGAGTCTGTTAATATTTTATTAACAGTTTGATGAGTAACTTGTGCTTCAACATACATTGAAAAAGTATTAGTAATTGTATCAGATATTTTTCTTAAAGATTGACCTTCATTATCTAATTTTTTCATAAGCACAACAGCATCATCAAGCCATTTATGTTTAATAAATTCTGCCTCTTTTCCTATGCCTTCTTTTCTATAACCATAAGGTATTTTACCGCCCATACCATTTCTAACGCTAGGAAAATCATGATAAGCAAAGTTTCTTTTTCTTTTAGTCCCGGCTCTACAATTCTCTTTAACTCTTCTAGCATATTCTTTGGCAAAAACTGCTCTTAACGAAGCTTCTAATCCAACTTTACTCTTAGTAATATTGCCTGTATTTGGCACAATAACATTTACTTTATTCATTTTACAATGGTGAATTAAGTTCTCGAAGATTCTATTGTCTCTAGCTAAACGATCAATATTAGAAGTAAATATATAATCATTTTCTTTTAAATTAAGAAGTTCTTTTCCGAACTTTCTATCTTTAAATTCTAATAAACCTGAAACTCCTGAATCATCTATTAACTCAGGCTGAATATGTGAATCTATTTTATCTAATTCTTTAAGTTTATTTATTTCAATAATGTTAATTTGTTTTTGATTTTCTGCTGATTGATTATCAATCTGAGTCTCAGAAGATAATCTTATATAACTAATAACTCTCATAACTTCTCCTTTATATTGCTTTATCTATCATGGTTTCAATCTGTCCATCATCAAATAAATTTATTTGATTAGAACTTTCTTTTATTGCATTCCATTTGGGATCTAATGTTTTATTATCGGGGCCCATATATTCATGCGAGTAAAAAAATCTAGTTGATTGTTCTTTTGTATCATGTCTATGATAAGGAACTGTTGTTTGCATTTTCTTATTCATGCTAGTTGCTTTCCATAATTTTGATCTATCATTATATTCTCCAATTCTTACATGAGAAGTTTTACAAAAATATCTTCTATTACTTTCAATGTGCATATCGGCAATGGCATTGTGTAACTTTGTTCCAATTCCAAGCCCTTGAAAATCAGGCAATATAACTGTTCTACATTCTCTATAACATTTTCTAATATCACCCTCATATAATGGGGGATAATATCCAGGCATAGGAATACTACAACAAAACCCTACAATATTATTTTCCCATATTGCTAAATAACATTTAACAGCAGTAGGTATTTCTGATGTTAAATAATGATGCTTCTTAAAGATTTCCCAATATCTTTTTGTGCAGTCGTGTATCGTAAAAGAGACTGATGGCCGATGATACCCCCTTGTCATCTTCTGACTATCAGTTAGATAAACCCAATCGGGCTCAAGCCAATCTAATATGTCATAATGACAACTAGCTAAAACAATATTCTTTAAATTGTTCCTTTTAATATACTTTGACAATGCTTTAGAACATGATTTGGCTACATCTCTATTAACTACTGAAGTATATTCATCTATTACAGCATTATCTTTTAATTTTCTCGCCAGATCAGCTCTAAACCCTTCACCCATTGACAAGACATGGCGAGGCTTAGCCCAAGTTGGAACATTATTTAATCCAACTGCTGTCAATCTATCAATAGCATCATCAACATTATTAAAATGAGAAGCTACACTTCTATTATGTTGCCAATCAATATTTTCTTCTTCACCAAAATCTTTTATTATAGATGATTTTCCTGAGCCACTTGAACCACAGACAACTCCAATATTAAAATCATCAGGTATCCCCGCAACTCTAGGAACTTCAAAAGAGCTTTCTCCATTAAAGTCTAAATCAAAATTTTTATATATACTTAAATCAATATCAGTTAATTCAACTGAACTTTTTAAAACTTTTGTTTCATTAAATAAATCTTTCATATTAATCCACCCATGATTGCTGAGGTATATTAATACATTCAGCTTTTAATATTTTTTCTTTAGGTTTTGAAATTACTATCAACATACCAAAAAATATAACAGCTATACAAAGTAATAATTTTTCATGCCATTTTAACATTACTTACTCCCAATAAATAAAAATTAAATAATTTAAGAGAGCGACTCCGAATAAATGTAAAAAAGTTATATCCATTATAGCTCTCTTAAAAACTAACTTAAATCATTTAACAATTTATCTGCTTTTTCTTGAGATATACTGCCAAGTTTAACCATTCTATCTAAAAACTTTTTATGTGATAAAACATTTCCAAGTTTTACAAAAGAGGGATTTTCTTTAGATAATTTATAATCTTCTGCCTCTTTTTTTATCTGCTTTCTAACTTCAGATAATTTTCCTTTATATATTTTTTCTTTCATAATTTACTCCTTCCAAAAAGTTATTTGATCTAATAGATTTTGATTCTAATTATTTGTCAATGTCAACTTTAGATTTAGCATACCAACAGCCATCAACCTCATGCCAATACGAATTTGTAAATCGTTGTGGTCTATGACTCATTGATTTTGTTTTAGAATTTCTAGGTTTAATTTGTCTTTTTGCCATTATTTTCCTCCATTGGGGCCCTTTGAATTAAGCATAATAATCACCTCTTTTACCTAATATTAAATAAGTTTGATAATCTTCCAGCTCATAGTCATACTTATCTAAGATATTTTCAAATTTATTTTTATAAGATTCAATACCCATTTCATCATTCAAATAATCTTCAATGCCTGAATTAATAAAAACTTTAATAGAACTGCCTTCAAGTTTTAATGAGAAACATTCTCGATTTTTAAAAGCTTGAATAATCTCATCATCATTAACAATATCAAAATTATATAATTTATTATAAGTAAGCATATCGGAATCAAATTCGCCATTCTCTTTTATAACAAGCTTATTTTTTTTGGCTCTCTCTCTTGATCTAAGATTAAATGCCTTATCTTCTGCATCATCGCCAGGTCTATCCTTATATAATTGTATATCTGACTTCATAAAAAATTCTGTAAAATTTTCAAGGTCTTTTATAAGTTTTTTTATTACTGCTTTTCTTTTTCTTAAACTAATATTCATAATGTTTCTCCTAAAATTAATTACTAATCTATCCTATTTAAAATCATTGTCAAATTTATTATATTCAAGATTACAATAGTTAAGCTTTATTGCCTAAGACTAGGGAAAATAAGTCCCCTAGTCTTAGAATTAATCTTCATCAGTTAGACTAATTTTTCTTCGCCTGATACAAATCCAAATTTGGTTAATTTATTAATATGATTTTCAATAAATTGGTTTTTATCGCACTCATGAAGATGATCAATTTCTAATTTGATCGCTTTTAAAGTAGGATAAAATCTTATATCAGACATAGCAATCTTTCCATTATCATCAAAATAAAGTCTATGATTACCATAAGTATTAGGGTAAATTTCGATATATTCTTTAGTTTCAAAATCGAATTTATCATTATTTTCAGGATTGCATCTAATATACCAGCGACCTTGCCAATAATTAACTAGCTTTTGTATATCATCATGAGATTTTATCCCATCATATTCATGATAAAGCATAGCATCTGAGCCATCATGGTTCTTACTAACAAAGGCATCACAAATTTCATACCCTTTATACTTATAATGTCCGGCATCTATTATTTTCATTATTCTTCTCCCTTAGTTTTAATAAATATAGAATCGTTAATCTCTTTTATAGATTCAACCATTTCGTAATAATCGTGGTTTAATTGTTCGGGTCTATCGGCATATTCTCTTTCAAGAATTTGCCAATCATCGCCTATTATATAAACTCCATTATCGCCATTGTTAAGGTCTTGCCTACTATATGGACCAACACCAACGCTAAGAGTACCGCCAAAATAATTGCCGAACATCTGAGCCAATCTGGCTATTCCATAATGACTCTCACATCTAATGTCATATTCTTTGGCAACATCTAACATGGGTTTAACCGTGTCATATCCACCATTCCAATGTAAATAAATTGAGGGCCAATCTTCTTTGGCAATATATTTATCTTTAATGGTTATTACTGCTCTATTACCCATCTTAAAAATCCTCCTTTGTTAGTGATTTATAGAAGTTCTC